AAAATTCAAAGTGGTTATCTTAGATGAGGTTGATGGAGTTTCTGATCAATTTTTCAAAGCACTTCGTGCTACAATGGAACAATTTGCATCGAATTCTCGTTTTATTGCAACATGTAATTACGTGAATAAAATTCCAGATCCAATTCTTTCTAGATTTGAAGTGATTAATTTTGACTTTGATAAAGCAGAAGAATCTGAATTGACAAAGAAATACATTAAACGTGTTTATGAAATCTGTGGAAAAGAGGAAATGACAATTGAAAAACCAGCATTGGTTGAATTCGTTCGTCGTAACTTTCCAGATCTTCGTAGTACTCTAAATAAGCTACAAGGTTATAAAACACAAGGAACAACAAATATCACGGCCGAGGATGTTAAGAAATTTAATTCTGTTTATAAAGATGTATTTGATCTAATTTTTAACGAAATGGATCCAATCAAAAACTATAAGCATATTGTTGGAGAATACGGAAATCGAGTTGATGATGTACTCCAAACACTTGGCGAAGAATTCATTGAGTATATTCAAACCGAAAGGGCTCAAAGCGTTAGACACATTCCACAAATTGCAATTTGTGTTGCCGAGCATCAAGCTCAAAGAACATTAGTGATAGATCCGGTTATTACACTTCTATCATGTGTGTACAAAATACAAGAAATTGTAAGAAACTAAAAATAAATTGATAAAAGTTTTACCGTGTCAAAACTTTTGTTTATATTTACAAATAAATTATAGAACTATGAAATTAGGAAAACATACCTTGATTATCGATGGTAACTACTTTGTCCACAGTAGATTATTCGTGTTACCTCGTCCTAAAAAAGAACAATTGTTAGGAGATCGTGATGGTCAAGAACAATTTATGCGAAAGTTATGTATTGACTTTGCATCAGAAGTTAGAAAGTTAACTCCATTTGTTGACCAAATCGTAGTTGCTGTAGATTCAAAATCATGGCGTAAGGATCTATTCCCTGCTGCAGAATATAAAGGTACTAGAGTATCTGATAATTCAGTTAACTGGGAAAATGTATTTAATACTTATACAGAATTCCAAGATATTCTAGCAAAACGTGGAGTAATTATCCATAAAGTGCCAGGCGCTGAAGCTGACGATATCCTGTTCGGATGGTCGACTCAATTAAACAATGAAGGTAAAAATTGTATTGTTTGGACTGGTGACCGTGATTTAATTCAATTAGTTGACTATAATAAAGCAACTGATGCATATACCCTTTGGTACTATAATTCTCAAAGAAAATTATTAGCATTTGAAGGATTCCAAGAATTATTAGAAAATGGTGGAACATCATCAATGAGTAATGACGATATGTTATTTAACATGTCTTCTAATGAAGTTATGAATGACAAGCTTAAAGAAGATTTCCAATCATGGGTTATTAAAAATACTGTCAAAATCGAAGAAATCAATTGTGATGATTTTATCTTCTCAAAGATTTTACAAGGTGACAAAAGCGATAATATTCAGTCAGTTGTTACATGGACTAAACGTACAAGTTCAGGTTCTATTAGAAACTACTCAATCACTGAAAAACAGGCTCTTCAAATTCTTGAAAAATACAGAGAAACTGAAGGTAATTTCCATATTGACCATTTCTTTTCATCGAATCAAGTTGACACTATAGTTTCTTTAATTCATGAGGTTGTTGGCAAATCAACTATCGAAGAAATTCGTGTTCGTTTCAATCAGAACTTAGACTTAATGCTCCTACACTATAACACAATACCTGAGGGAATATTAAAAAGTATCTATAATGAAATTGATAGAGACTTCAGTGTTGAGCCGCAGTTGTCTGGATTGACTCAGATGGAAAAGATATTAGAAGGAACTGAATGGAGTTCTACTACATCTGTCGGTAAAGGTGCTCCAAAAGGATTCGATCCATTTGCAACCTTAAAACTTGATGATGTTAATAAATTACCAGAAACCAAACAATTAAATACATTATTTTAAAAATGACAAACGAGGATATTTTAATTGAATTATTGATTGAAGCACACGAAGAGGGTATTTTTGATGAGCTCATGACTGAAGTAAACAAAATTGAAGAAACACATATAACTCATAACAATAGACTCGAAGTATTCGAAAAAGCCATATCACATGTTAGACGAAACAAAACTGTTTGATTTTATTAAAATAATGTTCACTAAGCCGAACGATTATAAAAAAATCACGAATCATAATAAGAAGCGACATCATTTTATGATTAATCGCTTCTTTGCGATTCAATATCCTTCAAATGCCCAATTCTTTAATAAGAATGGAATCAATCCAATCGCCGTTATTGATAGTTGGTCACTTGTTGCTGCACGATTTAAAAGTGTTCCAGGTTGGATCTATACAAAAACTAAAAAGCCCGAAAAAGAAGTAACTTCAAAAAGCAAATATATACCATCAGAAGAGGCTATCTCATTTTTTATGGAAAGAAATGAAATAGGCAAGAGAGAATTTAAAGAACTTGAAAAATTTGCTAAAGAAGACTTATATTTAACTTTACAAAAGTTAGAAGATTCTATGCAAGTTTACTAATATGTAAATTTATGGAGCAATTCGATTTAAGTCTAATGCCAACCGCAGTAGACGTTACACTATACAAATATAACTACATCGATAATAAATTATGGACACAAATTCATAATCAAGCTGATTTTATTCAGGTATCTGAAGATTCTATTATGACATCTTCAAGTCAGTTAAAATCAATTCTTGAAACTAATTATCTTTCAACAATTAACAAAATTAAAACGTTAGGTTCTGACGTTGTTCATAAAGAAATTAATTCAGTTTTCTTTTTGTATCAAATGTGTGTAGAAATGGAAAATCTACAGTACGTTAAATTTAACTTAAATAAGGATAAAACTTATAGTCGAATGATTGAAATTGAGGGTAAGAAAATACTTCAATTTAGTTTTAAAGTAATCACAGCAACCCTACGATTATTTGACTTATATGACGAAGAAGAGTTACCTCACGTTAATAAAATTCTTGAAGAGTTAGGAATTCTCTATCCAGAAAAACCTTATAATAGAGTTTTTGCAAGTGAACTTTCTGAAAAGATTGATATGTACGTTGAATCACATGGAGAAGATGACCACAATGCCGGAATTGTTCTCGATATTCTCGACATATTAGAACAGAAAATGGAAGTTGAGAACTCATTAATCCTATTAATCACAGACTACTAGAATTTCAAGAATATATACAGTATAAAAATACTGTTATCAATGAAATTTTTTAGTAATTTTGGAAAGAGAGAGGGACTAGTCTACATTATAGTTTCTTTATGGGTAATTATGGGACTTTTAGGAGCCTATAAAACCGCTAGTTTTGCAGATCTTGCAATCTACTTTGGATCCCTTACAGCATACGCTGCAACATATATTTGGGCTGAAGCAAAACGTCCAAGCGAAAAAACTGCAATCTTTAAAAAAGGACCAAACTCGAGAAGAGAGGTTATGATTTATGTTGTAGTTATAATCTGGGCTATAGCTGGAGCCGGAGCAATTTGGTTTAAGGCAAATATTGGAGAACTTGCACTTTACTTTGTTTCATTAACAGGATTTGTAGCATCATGGATTGCTGGTGAAGTTTATACACCACAAGATGATGTTAATAAAAAAATGGAACAATAATGGTAACAGGATATACTGCAAGCGCATACGGTGATTTTTTCATAGCATCTCTACAAGCACCATACACAAATACTTTAAAAATTATTGACTGGGAAATTCTAGTAGGACTTAAAACCCCTTTTATGACTGGAACAATCAGTGTGGTTGCTGGAGAAAATGTAATCATAGGTTCCGGTACGCAGTTTACACAAATTTTCGAAATAGGCGATATTATTATTATCGGAAACGTAGAATATACAATCGAATCTATTATTTCCCCGTTGGAACTTGTAGTTGAAGAAACTTTAACAGTAACCGGTAATGGCCTTCAATACTATCGTCCAGCAAACGAAGATAATTTTTTTGAATATGAATATAGATGGTCACAGGACGGTTACTTATATTCTGAATTTAGTCCATTGAATCACAATGAATCATTTGGAGATTTATTAGCACTTACATTTGACACAAGCAAACCAGTATGGATTGATGTAAAAAATGAAGTTGCTGGAATTATTGCAGGAACTTCAATATCATTATTGTCAATAACATATACCATTGAAACAGAAGAAGGTATCATTGAATCATGCCCAAATTTTTGTGTTGAATGCACCGATCCATTTGCAATGAACGGATGTGCAAACATTCAAGTTTCATGCGGAACAGGAAATCAATTTAATCCATACGCCCTAACAAAATCAATTAAAATATACAAACAATTAACGAACATTGTTAATGGTATATTCGGGCATGAGGTTAATTACTTTAAAACTGAACCAGATTTAAGAACTAGTGATGTTATTCTTATGGAGTATTCATTACATAATGTTGTCGACAATCAAACAATAAAAATATTAGTTCCTGATAATGAATTTCCAACTGAAGCAAATTCATATGACATATTCGGAATTGAATTAGAAGATTTTGAAGTACATATAACTGCTGATGAATTTGAATCACATTTTGGACCTGGAAAATATCCAAGAAATAAAGATTATATGTTTATTCCAATTATTAACAGAATGTATGAGATAAGTTCAGTTTCATTAGCAGACGAATTTAATAAATCGCATTCTTATTGGAGAGTTAAATTAGTTAAATATCAAGATAGAACCGATGTTATTAAAGGTCAATTTGATGCAGCAACTGATGTGTTAGCAACTGGAATCGATGAAATATTTGGAGAAAAGATTCAGGAAGAATATTCTAAAAATTTAAAACAAGAACAATTCCAATCAGTTATCACAACATATCGTGACGGTATTAGAGAATTTGTTAATAGAAAACTTAAAATCAAGGATTACGATCTTAAAAATAGATGGACTGTTGTTAGTAAAAATTATTATGATTTGTCTACATTTCCACTAGATGAAAATGCTTTATTTTATGAAGCACCATCAAAGCTTGAGCTTGGAAAAGACGCTGCTTTTACTGGTTGGTTCTCTCCTCAATTTAGCACAACATCAACAAATGAATACTTTTTATTTGGAGATAGTACTGCAATAACAGGTTTTAAACTTGCCTTGACTAATACCTCATTTATATTTAAAGTAAATGGAGTAGCTGAAAATTTTACACATGGAATAACGTTTAGTTCGAATAAATGGTACGCTTATGTTGTCAATGTTAATAATACATTTACTCAATTAGGAGTTTCAATTTATAGTTTAGATCCTAATAGTAACTTTAACGTAAACACTCCGGGTCAAATTGTAACACCTCAAATGTCTTCAAATAATTTAATTGAAGAATTTGTTGAAACTAGACCAATGACGACGCCGTTAACGTGGAATAACAATACAAATTATGGATTAAGAGGAAATGATATGTTTATGACTAACATTAGAGTATTTAATAAACCAATTGAATATGAACAGCATTCAAATGTATTAAATCAATATGTTGTTAGAGACAATCAATTGGCTCAAGTTATTGATAATGCAATACCATCTCTAGGATTCCAGAAGTTTGCCAATGCCAGATAATATTGATACATATACTATCTAACAAAACACAAATTATGTCAGAAAATAAAAGTATAAAAGACCAAGCTGAAGATATTAGAAGGGATCTAGATGAATTGATCGGTGGAGATAGTTCCGCTGAGATTTCAGATGTTATTGAAACAGATCCAAAACTTCCGGCAAAAAGACCAGAAACATATATGTCTTTTAGTGAACTTAAAGAAAGTTCAACTAGAAAAGCAAAGAAAACAATTTCAGCCTTAATGAAATTTTATCTTGATGCTGACATTATTGAAAAGGACGAATATATCCAGGCTAAAAAGAAGATGGACGAAATGACAATGAGTTCATTAGTTTATCAATTACAAGCCGGTGAAAGAGCACTAACAACCCTGTTAGAAGCAATTGAAGATGGAGAAGTTGCACCAAGAATGTTTGAAGTTCTTGCAACTCTTCAAAAATCAATGCTAGATATAATTAAATCTCAAACAATGTATCTAATGGCAACTGAAGAAAGTACCAAAAGAATTGCTAGAGATATTGAAATCTACCGTAAAAAAGATGATATTAGAGAAATCGAATCTTCAGGTGGAGATTCATCTTCTGGAAACATTCAAAGAGGTTCAAAAGACCTAATGAGAATGATTAGAGCCGGAATTGATGATAACGAAAATGAAATCGAGGACGTAGAAATTACAGAATAATATGGCAAATGATGGTTACGTAGGAGACAATAAATGGATTCCAAGCGAAGATGCAAATGCAGATTCTCAGAAACTAATATGGTCGACGAAAATAGTTAATGACTTAGTAGTTGCTCTTGATAAAGGTTATAGACCACAAGTGAGTCTTCCATTTTATGAAGGTAAACAATTTCTAAGAAAAGGTAATATTGTATTTGAATATACAGATGCTGAAATCGCAGAATTAGCAAAGTGTGCAAATGATATTGTATATTTTGCTGAAACCTATGCAGTTGTAATGACTGATAATGGGGTTCAAAAAGTAAAACTTAGAGAATATCAAAAGGACTTATTAAGAGATTTCCAACATAATAGATTTAATATTGTATTGGCATCCAGACAGATGGGTAAAACCGTAACTGCATCAATTTTTAATGCATGGTATCTGACATTTAATTATGACAAAACTACATTATTACTAGCGAATAAATCTGAATCAACAAAGGAGATTATCGACAAAGCAAAGGTAGTTATTGAAAACTTACCATTCTTTATGAAACCGGGAATTATCAAATATGACGTTATGAACGTTAGATCTGATAATGGTTGTCGTTTGGTTGGACAGTCAACAACCGCAAAATCTGGTATTGGTTTTACAATTCACAATTTATATCTTGATGAGTTTGCTCACGTTCACCCAACAATCGTGGATTCATTCTATGAAAACGTTTATCCTACACTTTCTGCATCTAAAATTTCAAGAATCAATATTACTTCTACACCAAATGGATTTAATAAATTCTATGAAATCTTTGCCGATGCTGAACAAGGAAAAAACGAATATAAAGCAACCAGAATCGATTGGTGGCAGCATCCAGATCGAGATGATGCATGGTACCAAAGAGAACTTGGAAACCTTGGATCAGAAGATGCATTTAATAGACAATATGGAAATGAATTTACAAGTTCATCAAGTTTATTATTAAGTCCTGGTACTATGAAAAGTATTCGTAAAAATGCAAAGAAATTTGTTTGGCACGATTTAGAAGATTTTGAAAATATTCATATTGATACTGAGGGATTCTTAGCCTTTGATCCAGATTTTGATGTTGAATCAGCGGCTGAATCAGACAGATACTACTTATTTTCTGTAGATATCGCTGAAGGAAACGGTGGAGATTATTCAGTTATTAATGTGTTTGAAGTTGAACCAATGGAGGATAAACATATTGAAAATTATATTACGCCAGGAGCGATGTACGATTTCTTTATGATTAATCAAGTTGCTGTTTTTAGAAGTAATGAACATCCAATTGAAGATTTTGCAAAAATATTATATACTTTAGCAATTGATGTTTTTAACCCTGAAAACGTTAAAATGGTTATTGAGTTCAATACTTATGGAAGTATTTTGCTACAATATCTTTCAACAGTTTTTCCAGGTAGAAATGATTTTGAGGACGAAATGGTACTACGATTTAAACATAGACATGACTCGAAAGTTCCAAAGGCTGGACTTAGACTTAAATCTGATAATAAGGCGATTTTTTGTCAAAACTTTAAAAAATTGATCGAAACAAACAGAATTAAAATAAATGATATAACAACAGTCCAAGAAGCAAGTCTTTTTGGTACTGTTAAAAATGGAAGTTACGCTGCACAGATGGGAAAAGATGATACTATCATGACCTGTATCACAGCAACTGAATTTTTTGGAACAACGGATTACGCAGATTATGTCGAAGAATTGTTGGATGTTATTGAACCAGAAAAACATGATCTTATGGAGAAAATTCTTTATAAAGACAATGATGTTCAAGGTGATATGCAATACGATATTTACGATTTATTGTAATCTCCGTCTAAAAAAAGGATATATAATAAAAGAAAAAAAATACACTTAAAATTATGGCACTAAGTCCGCAATTATTAAATTTTAAGAGCTCAGGAGTTTATAGACTTGAGTTTGACAAATCTCAAACAGCGAACATTAACGTTGAGACTCTTAGATTAGTAGTAGGTCACTCTAGAAAAGGACCTTACAACACTCCAGTTTTAATTGATTCACAAGAAACATTTAATAATGTTTTCGGTTCAATTGATAAAGGATTAGAAAAAAAGGGAATGTTTTTCCACAGATCTTGTATCGAAGCTCTTTCAAGAGGTCCAATTTTAGCATTGAACTTGGCGAAATTCGAGACAGAAGATGATATTACGTACTACCAATCGATTTCAACTAATGGTTCTATTGATGGTAATACTTCAGTATCTGGAACTGGTGATTATGATAAATTTTTCGACAATGATAAATTTATGACACCTTCAGATTCTGCAACTTTAGCAGAAATTGGAAACGGAGACAACAACTTATTAAATTTCGTAAACATTAAACAAGATTCAATTACTGTTATTGTAAGACAAGCTGCTTCAGTTAAAGAATTTGATTTAACTGCAAGAGAATGGTACGGTGAAGGTAATGTTCCTGAATACTTAAACGAATTTGACAGAATGTCAGATTTCATGATTGACGTATTTGTATTTAAAGGAGAATTTGACGCTGCTGCAATGTCAAACGATCCAATTTATTCAGCATACTTTACATCAACAGGATTAATTAAATCTAAATTAAACGAATTTGCAAACTTAAGACAAGTTAGCTTAATCGCACAATACACTGGATCTATTTTACCAGGATTTAAAGATCTTGAAGGTAGAAACTTATATATTGAATCAATCGTTAACGCTGAAGCTAGAAGAACTGGTTTATTCTGTGCTGTTGATGAAGATGCAGTACTTGACGAAAACGGAACTAAAGTCGATTTTATTGGTCACATCGCAGATGAAACCCAAGATTTCGAATTGTTATCTCATGTAGTTGGTCAAGACGTTCACGTACACCACCCAATTCAATTAACCGGAGATGAAACAATCGCAGTTAATGGAGATACTTTGGTAATCGGTAATATTACTGAAATTGAAGCGAACAAGGCAGTTGAAGGAGAAGATTCTTTATTATCTGCAGTTGCTAATGAATATACATTAATTACAAACACTTTACCGTGGGCAGAAACTACTCCAGCGGTTGCTGCAGTTCCAACTTTATATAACCAAACAGCTTCAACAGTTTATGGCATAATGAATGACGATAGTAAAGTACTTTCAAGTGGAAACACAGTATTGACTATTGTAAATTCAAACCCTGCGGTTTTTAATGACTATACAGATGCTCAAGTAGTAAATCCACCATTAACAGGATCATTCTTATTAGCTGGAACCGGAGTTGCAAACACAGCATTTACTGTAGCTTTCGTACCAGGAGTTGGTACTCGACTTACTGCTGTTAATGGAACATTTGACGTATCAAATGGAGGTTCTAATAACTTGAATGTTTTTGCAAATAATGGAGTTACTCCAGCAGTTCCTGCTTCACCAGCATTAGGAACACTTACTATCGAGTGCGATGCAAACATTAGCACATCATACTCTTCTTTAGCCGGAACTACAGGAGAATTAGAATTCTTACATGTTTCAAATAGTAGAGTAACACCATATACATTTGGAGATAACTACAATGGAGTTTTAACAGCAGGTTTAAATGGAAGTACTAGTTTTACAGTATCTTATTTAACATCAGCTATTTCAAATCTTAATCCTGCATTTGTATTCCCAATTGTACCTGGAGATTACGTAGATTCAGCAACATCTGGTAGACTTGCAAGAGTTAGTAGAATTTCTAAGAAAATTGATCCAAATAATAATTTAAGAACTATTTTCGAAGTATTTACAGACATTACACCAGACTATTCTGATAGAATTATTAAATCTTTTGAAAATGCATCTGCTCATTACAAAACTTTTGTTTTACCAAAAGCTGAGATTACTGTTAAAACTATTAGCCAATATTTATCTGTTCTTTCAGGCGGTATCGGTTTATATGATGCATTAGTAGATAAAGACATGATCGATTTTAGATATATTGTTGATACATTTACTTCATTCGACACAAACGGTTTAAATAACAAACGTAATCTTTCTCAATTAGCAAAAGACAGACAAAATGCATCTGCTATTTTAAATGCACCTACTATTGAAGATTTTAAAAAATCATTTGATCCATCATTTACTGATTCAGAAGGAGTATTTAATACTGCTTATATTGCAACTGGAGGTAATCAAGATAAGAACCCTACAAAAGTTTACTCTTTACCAAGTATCACTGAAGGAGCAAACTATGCGTTCTACTACGGACCTGGTTTAATCGTAAGCGACAATGGAAAAGATATTATTGTTCCAGCAGCTGCTTACGTTTCAAACAATTACATGGACAAATACAATAACGCTTTACCATGGTCAATTGTTGCTGGTCCAAGACGTGGCGTTGTATCTGGTACAAACGTTAAAGGAACTGAATATGCATTTGATAAAAATGATAGAGACGTTCTAGAGCCATTCGGAATCAATCCAATTGTATTCCAAAGAGGAACTGGATTAACGATCTTAGGAAACAAAACTGCACAACAATCTATTAAATCTGCGCTTTCTTCAGCTCACGTTAGAGAAGCCCTTATTTATATCCAAGATGGTATGGCAGATATTCTTAAAGATTACGTATTTGAATTTAACAATGTTCAAACTAGACTTGAAATTAAAACTTTAGCAGATTCATTCTTAGAAGGTGTTAAACAAGACGGTGGAGTTTACGAATTTAAAAACGTAATGGATCAATCTAACAATACTAACGAAGTTATTGATAACAATATGGGTATTATTGATACTTATGTTGAACCAGTAAAAGGTTTAGAAATCGTAGTTCATAGAACAACAATTCTAAATACTGGTGAAATTCAATCAGGTAACCTAGCTTAATTAGATATATAAAAAAATAAAACATTAATAAACATGGCTTTACCACATTATAATCAAGACCAAACGTCTAGAAAAGGTAGAAATTTCGAACCAGTTCAGGCTAACCTGTTCGAAGTTACAATTCTTCCACCACAAGGTGTTTCGGATGCGCCACTTATGCTTCAACATATTAATTCAATCTCAGGATTAGATTTATATAAAGAAGTTGGTGCTATTGAACAAAAATATAAGTTCGTAACTAGATCGTTCGCAGGTACTCCTGATAACACATCAGTAGACGTAACAGTTAACTTCTCATTAAACTTAAATGAAGCAAACCAAGCTTACCTTTATAAATCAATGAGACAATGGTATAACTTAAGATACGACCCAAACACTGGTGCTATGGGACTTAAAAAAGATTACGTAGGTACTATCGTTATCGTACAGTTCAACAGAGCTGGAGATATTTTTAGAACCGTAACTTTAGAAGATTGTCAAATCATTTCAGGTTTAGGATTCACTGCTGAATTAAACTATGAATCTGCTGATGCTGCTACTTTAGAAGTAGGTTTTAGATGCGACGCTTGGAAAGAAGTTCTAGCATAATTATTCTATAATTTTGGGGAATAGTTTTTAATTATTCCCCATTTTTTTATGAAACAAAAACATAATATAATGATAATATAATATATAGATGGATAAATTAACAAAAAAGTTACAAGTTCTTCTGTCAGAAGACGAGGTATCTTTGATTAATCGAATCATCCTAAATGAAGCAATTGAAACGGGTCAACGACCTATTTCAATTTCTGCTTTTATTAGAGATGTTATTAGAGAAGAAATCGAAAAAAAGGCAAGTAGTATCAAGCCTTTCGAAAAAATTGATATTAAAAAACTTAAAGACAAATAATTTATGAGTAACGAAAGTAACGAAAACGAAATCAACTTAGAAGACCAATACAGAAATATGGTTCAATCTAACGAATCTCAAGAAACCTATGAAGAACCCGTTAATTTAGGAAGGGTTAATATGGAAAGATTTACTGGAGAAAAAGCAGAAAGTGCAGATTTCCATTTAGGCTACCATACTATTCCTACAATTTCACTACCATCTGGTGGAATGTTTTATCCTGAAGGGACTGAAATTTCAATTAGATCTGCAAAGGTAACTGAGATCAGACATTTCTCAACAATTGACGAAACCAATGTTTTAGATATTGATGAAAAATTAAATCAAATTTTAGAATCATGTATTAGAATAACTTCAGCAAACAAAAGATTGTCTTATAAAGATATTCTTGAAGAGGATAGATTTTACATTATTTTATCAATTAGAGATTTAACATTTCCAGAGCCAGAATCTAACCTTAAAATCGATCACATGTCGAAAAAAGGAGAGAAGCATGAAATTGAAATTAAAAAAGAATTCTTTCAATACTTTAAAATTCCAGCTGAATTAGACAAGTATTATGATTCAGAAAGAAAATCATTTATGATTGAAACGAAATCTTTTGGAACAATTGAAATGACTCCACCTGTTATCGGAGTTATGCAAAAGATTACTGCTTATATTAAAGAAAAGCAACAAAAAGGTCAAAAAGTTGACCAATCAATTCTTCAAATTATTCCTTATTTGAATAAGGACTGGAGAGGTTTTAGCGATAAAACTATCTTTGAATTTGAAATTGAATTAAATGGATGGTCAAACAAAAAATACAATTTAGTATATACATTGGCTGAAAAGATGAAAATTGGAGTTCAACCAAATATGCTAGTACAGTTAGGGGACGAGGAGGAGGAAGTTCCCATCACCTTTCGTGACGGCATCAAATCTCTTTTCGTTGTTCAAGATATCGCTGGCGAACTTCTTTAAGGTTAAATTTCACATTTATCTTAAATTACATATTCAACCAAGTGAACTTGAAAACCTTGAGTATTATGAGTTCCATTATTTAGTTAAGGATTTAATAGAACATATCAAGGAGGAGAATAAACAGAACCAAGGGCAGAATGATGCAACGTCAGGAGCCATGAGTGGTATGAAGATGCCAAACATGAAAATGCCTAACATGAAAATGCCAAATCTTAAATAAATAGAGGGTCCCTAATCGGACCCTTTTTTATTGAGATATATAATCCTAGAGAACAAGTGTTTATCTTAAAAAAATAGAATCGCACGTGACCAGCAATAACAAACAAGTTACATTATTAACAAACCCCTTAAATAAAATACAAGCAGCTACTGAAGCAACTACCGCTATTTTAATGCAAATAAGCGAAGTTATTTTAGGAGGTGCTAATGGTAGAACAGGAGCCGAAACTGGAGATGAACTTAAAAAGCAAACTACAATATTAAGCGATATTAGAAGCATTTTAAGAGAACAGAACAGAACATTAGAAAAAGGAGTTGGATCCAAAGGAGGTCCTGGAGGAGGAATGTTTACACCAATGTCAGCAAAAGATGTTGGCTTAACTGCTTTGATGATTGTCGGCGTTGCTGGTGCAATTGTTGGAGCCGCTGCATTATTTACATTAGTACCACAGATTACTCTTAGACAGTTACTTACGGTGTTGGCAGTTGCTGGGACTTTTGCTCTCATAGCACCAACATTCGTTAAAATTGCAGAAGTGCTTAGTCAAAATTCTAGAGATATTATCGGAACAAATGGATCTAGCGCAGATATGAGCAATCCAAAATCTATGTTTGCACTTGCAGGAGCAACAACGCTTGCCATGGCGGCAATAGCAGTTTCTCTTGTTTTAAGTGGAGCAATATTTACATTAATGCCAATTGTCGACGGAAAAAAATTACTAATGGCGCTTGCTATTGCCGTTATTATGGTACCTGCTGCTTTTGCGTATTCATTGATTTTAAAAGCAACTAAAGATCTTAAAAAAGAACAACTTATATTTGCAGCAGTCGCAATTCCATTAATGGCGCTTGGTATTGTTGGAGCAGCATATGCATTTATGTTATTGCCAGGTGATGGAAATTTAAAAGCACCAGATCCTTTATGGGTTCTTAAATCTGCATTTGCAATTGGATTATACGCAGTAGGATTCTATTTTATTATGAAAGCAATAAGGGGAATAAAAGACCCAAAAGAACTTTTATATGGTGCTATAGCAATTCCAATTCTTGCAATCGGGATTTTAGGTACAGCTCTTATATTCCAAGGATTAGGCGTAATTTCTGATTATCTTGCACCAGATCCTTTATGGGTTCTTAAAGCTGGTTTTTCTCTATTAATATTTGCAATTCCATTCTATATAGTTTCAAAAGCAATCAAAGGAATGAGCGTTAAAGAATTATTCTTTATGTCAATTGCACTTCCAATTGTTGCATTTGGAGTTCTTGCAGCTGCTTGGATTTTTCAAGCTCTTCCTGATGTTTATAAAGCACCGGAAGCTGATTGGACATTAAAAGCCGGACTTGCCATGGTAATTTTCGGTGCAGCACTATATCTTTCCGGAAAAATTCTATCAAGTATGAGCATTGGTGATTTATTTAAAGCACTAATAGGAGTTGTAGTTACTGCGTTTGCTATAATTGCAGTTGGATGGATTTTATCATATGGACCATCATCATGGATATCACCACCTTTAGAGTGGAGTATTAATGTTGCTGCTGCTCTTGGAGTTATTGGAGGAGCCATTGTTATAATGGGACTTGCTGTTGCTGCATTAACACCAGCAACCCTATTACTAGGAGCACTTGGTATTATTGTTGCGGCAATTACAATATTAGCAGTTGGTTGGATCCTTTCTGGATTAGCGCCAGTTATGCCTTCACTTGTTACAGTTGCTCAAGGATTTACCTCAATGTTATTAGCTCCGATGAACGGAATGATTGATGTTTTTGCCCGATTCAAAAATGAAATCGGTGTTGGAAATATGATCGGATTAGCAGTTGGTATTGCGGCGCTTGGTGGAGCTTTCTTAGTATTTACTGCAGCGATGGCTGGTTCAAGTATTGCAGGTGGTATTGGAAACATTATTGGAGGAATTTTAGATGGTATTGGTTCTCTTTTCGGAGGAGATCAACCGTCGCCTATTGAAATGATCGAAAGACTTGCCGTAATCGCCCCTAGTATTAATAAATTAGCAGCACCTTTATTAAATTTAGGTAGAGGATTTTCAATGATTAATGCCGGAGCTATAATGTCAATAAAAGGATTTCAAGCTTTGTCAGAAATGCATGATGATATTGATGTTGATGATTTTAAATCACAAGCTACTTCTCTTAGAAGCATTGCAGGTTCATATACTGGAATCGCTAACGCAAGTAAGGCAATGAATATAAAGGCAATAATGGCTACAACCGATATGTTTAAATCTCTTACAGATTTGGCAAAAAATAAAGGAGAATCTGCAATGTCAATTTTAGCTGAAAAATTAATGGAAGCTGTAAAACAATTAACAGGAACCATTACTAATCTTGAAAAAGCTGCCGATAAACAAAGTGCAAATGCTGCAAAAGCTGGAGACGGAATTCAAAAAAGTTTGACTGTTGTTAATGACTCTATTGCTGGAGTTAAGAAAAGCGCTGATAAATTAGGAGCTGCAAATAAAGAAGGTAAATTAGATTTAAAACCATTAATAGATGCAATTCAAGAACTTGAATCACGATTCGATAGAGCAATTAAAGTTAAAGTTGAAGGAGGATCTGGTAGTTTTCTTGATATGTAAACTTTTTAAAACATTCATATATAATACTAAAATCAATATATCATGAAATACCTTTATTTTAGCGCGCCATGGTGCGGACCTTGTAAACAATTAGCACCAAAAATGGAATTAGTTGCCGAGGCAAATATTACTGTTGAAAAAATCTTAGTTGATGAAAATCAAGAAATCACACAACAGTATGGAATCCGAAATATTCCAACAGTATTATTAATCGATGAGAATGGAACCGAACTTGAAAGATTCGTAGGAGTTAACGATGTTGGATTCTATCTTGAAAAATTTGAAAATCATGCCAACTAGAGAATCAATAGTACAAAGATTATTAGACGAAAAACTAATAAGTGCTGAAGAAGCTGTTGTCTTATTAAAGACTGAAGTTACTAAATGGTTACCGAGTCCAAACCAAAATCAATGGATTGGCCCGGGAATACCATCGTATCCTGCTCAGCCGTATCAACCGTTTACTCCGAATCAACCGATTAATGTACCATACTGTGATTGGCATACCGGAACAGGAAATCCAAACACGGTAACTTTTACATCAACATCAACCGCTGATTTAAACAAAAATTACACAGAAAAATAGTGAAAATATTTTCATTGCCCTTATTATTGATTGTAGCCTTTCTTTCTCTTGGAATAACTTCTCCAAACTTAAAAAATGTTACAATCAATAATTCTGTCTATTCAATAGTTTATTCTCAGGATTTTGAACAACCTTTAGAAATAACTTATGATGTTGCGTGTAATATGAACTCAAAGAAACATTATGAACGCACTGGTTTAAATTTCTATAGACCAAATGGAATTCATACATCAGATGATGCAGATTATGCGTATAATGTTTGGGATAAAGGTCACATGGCTCCCGCTGCAGATTTTAACTGTGAGTATTCTAGTTTAAAATTAACATTTTCGTATGTTAATTGTTCGTTACAGCATCAAGACCTAAACCGTGGTCAATGGAAGGTGTTAGAATCATACGAGAAGGAACTTGCAATTAATAATAAGGTAACAATTAAGATTTATGTTGATTTCGTAGGTTCAACCAGGTTAACAACTGGAGCAATGGTACCTGTAGGATTTAGCAAGATTATTTATTTGAATGGTAATAAATTCAAATCTTATTATTTTCCGAATAAAAAATTGGATGGATCTTACGAAAAATATCTAGTTAGCAAAAATTAAAAAGCCAAGGTTATCTACCCTGGCCTTTGTTTGATTTTTTGTAGTTGTCAGCTCCCTTGTTCTTTGTAGTTTTAGTTTTAGCGTGAACTCCTTTTCTTTTCTTTTTTGGTGTTTCAGTAAAAGCACCACCAGTTGCATTCTTTGCCATGATTCTATAGATATTTTTAGGTTAATATATTTATTTAACGATCTAGTGAAAAAAGTCAAAAAAACATTTTACCGCATCAAAAAAATATATTATATTTACATATCAAATTTTAGCAATTTAAAATCTAAAACTTTAACATAAATTTAACATAAAAAGTTTTCAGATTTGAAACTAAATGATTATATTTACATATATTAATTAGATAACAATAAAAAAGGTAGAAGAGTGAGGTACCTTGAAACCCTCATCCAAAAATAAAATTTATTATTATGAATTACAAACAAGCAGTAGAAGTCGCAGAAAGCGCAAAAAAATCAGGAAGAATCGACAACAATGCAGTCATTGTTCAAGTTATTCCTAGAAAAAACTTAATTGAAGTTAGGACCAAAGCAAAAAACCAAAGAAATGAAAATCAATTCTATGGTTGGCTTTTAACAAAAGATGGAATTAATCTTGAAGCTCCTGGAAAACCTAACATGTTTCTTAAAGAGGGTCAATTTGGTCCTTATAAAAATAATGAGATAACATTCGCAGGTAATGACAAGGGTTCAACTATGGATTTGGTTATTTCTGAATTTGGAGAGGGTCACAAATTTGTTTTTAAAACATTAGAACAAGCGTCATCTTTAGAAAAATGGAGAACAACCGAACATTATGTTGTTGATTTAAGATCATAATTGTTAATAACTTCTTTAAAAAAATTAACCTGACGTTTTACCATGTCAGGTTTTTTGTTTATATTTACATATCAAATTAAAACAAAATGGAAAAGAAAAAACTTACAAAAACAACATTCACATTAGAGGAATGGTTTGATGCGTTAAAAGTACCTACGCCGCATAGAAATAAAAAGAAGTACTATAAAAAAGTAAAACATAAAGGAAATTCTAAAGATAATTATTAAAAGTATGAAAGTAATCTACATGGAGCAAACATTAAACTTAATAGCAGCTCAAAACATCGAAATCGCCAAATCAATTATTTCAACAGGAATTGTAAAACAATCGGAAGTTGGAACTTATTTATTAATTGAAACAAAATTAGAAGAACAAATATAATTATTATGGAAAAATTAGCAACAGGAATTGGAATGATTTTAGGTGGAATCGCCTTAGTAATCTTCGCAGCAATCTTATTGGCATGGCCAGTACAATTATTATGGAATGGATGTTTAGTTCCCGCAGTTGACGGAACCCACTCAATTGGATTTTGGCAAGCAATGGGATTAAACTTTTTATTCTCAATTTTATTTAAAGCATCAACTTCTTATAACAAAAAGTAATGGAGACTGTAATTTTTGATCTTGATGGAACTTTAGCAAACATCGATAAAAGACGCGCTTTAGCAACCAAACCAGATGGAAAAATGGATTGGGATGTTTTCTTTGCACCTGAAAATATTAAATTAGATGAACCAAATCATCCAGTTATTAAAGTCTTAAAGGCTTTAACTGAACAATATTGTATTGTAATTTTCAGTGGAAGAGACGATATTAGCGTTAATGAAACTATCGAATGGTTGGCTTCTTTCGGAATCTATCCAGACATGATTAAAATGCGACGTCATGGTAGTTATGTACCAGATGACAAATTAAAAAAATTATGGTTAGATGATTTAAGAAAAAAAGAACATAACGTTATTTGCGCTTTTGATGATCGAGACAAGGTTGTTAAAATGTGGAGAGATAATGGAGTTCCTTGTTTTCAAGTAGCAGAAGGTAACTTTTAAAAACAAAATATGCCAGAATTAGCAGAACTAAGACTTACCGCGGATTATATTAACCAAGAAGGAAATGGCAGAATTTTCACAAAGATCAAAAAGAATCCAGTTCATAAAGGAGCCGATATTTTTGAAGAGATTGGTTTCCCATTTGTACTTTCAGCCGAAAGCCGTGGAAAGGAATTAAGATTAGAAATAACATCAGTTCCAACAAATGCTCCAGATAAAAAGGTTTATCACTTAATGATGGGTATGGGAATGGCTGGTCATTTTAATTGGGTCCCTCCTGGAACAATTTCAAAACATTCACATTTAAAATTTGTATCTGAAGATGGTACTCTTGATTTTGTTGATGTTCGTAGATTTGGAAACTGGAAATGGGGAAATTGGAATAAAGATCGTGGACCAGATCCAACTGTGCAATTTCAGGACTTTGTTCGAAATATCAAAGATAACTTACACAAAAAAGATTTTGACAAACCGATTCACGAGGTTTTAATGAATCAACGATGGTTTAACGGTATTGGTAATTATCTTAGAGCTGAGATTTTATATCGAGTTGATGTAGATCCATTCATTTCTGCAAGAGAAGCCTTAACAAAACACTCTGAATTATATTCATTATGTCGAGAAATTCCAAGCAAAGCCTATTTATTAGGAGGTGGAGAACTTAAAGATTGGAAAAATCCATTTCAATTTGAAACTCTTGAAGATGTTAAAATGGGCTGGAGAGAATTCATGCAATGTTATGGAGTCACCGGAATGGCAACAATAATTGATAAAGGCGGTCGAAGATTTTGGTACGACCCTAAATGGAACAAATAAAATATATGAAAAACATACTTGTAACAGGAGGAGCTGGTTTTGTCGGATCTTCTCTAATTAAAAAACTTAAAGAATCCCATCCGGATTCTACAATAGTTAGCTTAGATAATTATTTTACAGGAAAGGAAGAGAATCATGTCTCTGGTGTAGAATATTATCATGGGCATACTTGGGAAGCCGACCATATTTTAAGAAACAGAGAATTCGATACAGTTTTTCATTTTGGAGAATATAGTAGAATTGTTAAATCGTTTGAAGATATTGATTTCGTTCATCGTAGTATTCTGTCAGGAACTCCTGTAATTCTTGAGCTTTGTAGAAAATGGAATGCAAAACTTATTTATTCAGCAAGTTCAAGTAAATTTGGAAATGACGGTAAGGATGAGAATTTGAGCCCATATTCTTGGATGAAATCAAAAATGGTAGAACTAATCAAGAACTATAGCAATTGGTACGGTTTAAATTATGAGATATGTTATTTCTTTAATGTTTATGGTCCTGGCCAAATAACATCGGGCGATTACGCGACAGTTGTTGGAATCTTTGAAAGACAATATCGTGCCGGAGAATTATTAAGCGTAGTTTCCCCAGGAACTCAAACAAGAGATTTTACGCATGTTGATGATATTGTAAGTGGACTTATTAAAGCTGCCGAAAAAGATCCAGCAATGAATCATGAATGGCATTTACGATCTGGTACTAATGTTTCAATGATAGAATTAGCAAATATGTTCAATAGTGCATATACCCTAATACCTGAACGAATGGGAGAAAGATTTGCAAGTGAAGAATTTCCATCAGATACTGAAACTTTATTAGAATGGAAGCCTATAAATAACTTAAACGATTGGATTAACAATATAATAACAGAATGAACGGAAAAATTGCAATTGTCGGAGCTGCGGCAACAGGTAAAGATTACCTAAGAAAAAGAATGATGGACCGTGGAATGGTCTATGGAGTTTCATGCACAACCAGACTTCCTAGAGAAGGCGAAGTACATGGAAAAGATTACTACTATTTAACGCCAGAAGAATTTGAATCTAAAATTGAAAGAGGAGAATTCGTAGAATGGCAGGATTTTAATGGTTGGAAGTATGGATTAACCAAAGATGAATTTGAAAGATGCGATGTAATGATTCTGAATGCTGAGGCAGTCACTCTTTTACATGCAGATTATCGAAACAGATTGTTTGTTATATACTTAGACATTGCCGAAGAAACCCGTAGGGAACGCTTAGGTGTTCGAGCTGATAAAAACGATGAAACAGATCGAAGAATTAATGCAGACAATGAACAATTTAGAAACTTTTTGGATTTTGATTGTAAAATAACTAATGAAAATTTTTAATAATATATAAACTCTAAAACAAATAACAATGGCGAAAGCAAAAACATTAAGTCAATTAAAAGACCTACGTGCTCAATTAGAAATTGAAGTTAACGAGGCACAAACAGAATTAGCAACCAGAGAATATTCTGTAAATTTAGAAAACACACAAAACATTAATGCAATTTTAAAACAAATTGACAAGAGTTATGAGTGGAACATTAAAAATGCTGCTTTCTTGATTAATCTTTATGATTCAATTACTGATCAGAAAAAAATCAATGCAAACGCAGAAGAAAAAACTTCTGTAATTCTTTTGAATTCTATGCAACTTAATACACTTTACACAGTATTGACTAACATCTCAGGAACTGGTATTGAATCAGCTAGAACATTCACTAGATTATTAACAAACGTAGGAGCTCAAATCTCAGAAGCCTTAAAACAAACAGCAGACGATAATAAAGTTGTTCAACAAAAACATGTTGAATTAGCAGAATTAGACATTGCAATTGAAAAGGATTCTAAACCAACTGTTGAAGTTGAAGAACTAACAAAATAATACTATGAAACTAGCAAGTAAATCTAAAAAAAGATTAGATCTGCTAGAAGCTATCCTAGAAGGAATCACTACACGTGATATATTCGAAACAATTGATTATAAGTCTCAGAGTGAGGATAAAATAAAGCAATTTATTTATCCTCACCTTCTTACTCAGTTAACAGAGTATGTTATGGAGAAAAAAGGCTTTAGCAGGGGTCTTGCCAAAGAAAAGGCAAGAACAATGATTAAATGGGAGGGTAATGTAAATACAACCGTGAAAAATATACAATTCATGGGTACTGCAAACCGACCAGATATGACACTTGAAAGTGATGGAGTAAGTATTGCTATTGAATTTAAAAAAGGTGATCGCGGAGCCTCTCTTAGAGAAGGGTTCGGACAATCTTTAATTTATTCAACTGCTTATGATTTTGTTATTTTTATGTTTATCGACACATCAGATGAGGGTAAAATAGTAAATGGCTCAACCGCAATTAGTGAACAAAAATTCCTACAAAGTCTGTGGGATAATTTTAATGTAAAATTTGCAATCGTATAAATGAAAGTATTTGTAACATCAAACCAGCAATTTGGTAGACCAGGGGCGATCAAAGCATATAAAAGACCATTCGATTCTTTAAATGAAATGAACCAAGAACTTCTTAATGCTTGGAATTCAGTAGTTTCACCCGAAGATATTGTATATGTTCTTGGTAACTTTGCATGGGATCCTGAAACATCAGAAGTATTTATCAAGCACCTTAACGGAGATATTATAGTTATTAGTGGTGAATATGATAAGGCAACAGCCGACGTCGCGATGACCCTAGGATTTGATGATATAGACTTTTTATATAACTCTATTGAAGAGCATCCTGAAGCGAACGTTGTAATGTCGTATTGGCCATTAACAGATTGGCCAAGAAAATCAAAAGGATCTTATTCTATTATAGGACATCCTAGTTCTAAATATAAAACAGACCATAAAACAAGAATAATTAATTGTGCATGCGATAATTGGGAGTACAGACCAGTTGAAGTAACAAAGCTTATTGAATTGTTCGAAGAAGTTAACCAGTAAAATGTTAATAACTTGTTAATAACTTTAACAAAAAATTAACAAAAAAGATTTTTATTATTCACAAATTATAGTTATATTTACATTATAATTATTTAAACAAACTAAATCCCCACAAATGGCAAGTTACAGAGAATTAACAGAAAACTTTTTACAAACACGTTCAGACGCTGATTTTACAGCATTATTCTACAAAGTTAAACCAGGACTTACGTCTTATATTAACAAAATTGTCAAAGATAGAGAATTAGCAGAAGATATTGCTATTAATACATTAACAAAAATGTGGACTAAAATCGATCAATACGATCCGCAATACCAAATTACAACTTGGTTATATCGTATTGCATTCAATGACGCATTAGGACATATTAGTAATAGAAACAAACAATCATCTCTTGATAAATTATCAGAGTTTGGCGTAGAAATTAATGAAGCTGGAGAATTCACAACTGGATTACAAGGAGCATTCGAGGATTACGAATTAAAAACTGAACAAGATTTCATCGATGAAGATAATGAATTGATGGACAAATATGGTAGAACTTTAAAAGCTATCGATTCATTAAAAGAAGCTTACAAAGGTATTATCGTAGACCGTTTAATTAATGATATGAAATACGAAGAAATTGCAGAGAAACATAACTTGCCTCTTCAAACAATTAAAAATCGTATTCGTCGTGGCAAAGCAATCATCGAAGAATCTGTATTATAATGGTAGTTGTAGTTTATAGAAAATCAGAACGTTCAAAAACAAAATACATGACAGTATTTTTAAATGAACAAAATCCTGATAGAATTATCAATGGTCGAGCCCGAAAGCCCCTAATTCCTGATGAGTATATCATTGATGAAATTGGAGTTGGCGAAAGTTTTATTAACGAATATAAAAAACATCATAAGATTAAGAAACACGAAAGTGTTGAATAATTTAACATAAATTTAACACTCCAGATTTTTTAGTCTGGAGTTTTTTATTTATATTTACATATCAAATTAAAACAAACAAAAATGATTGAAATACTTGGATACGCTGCAATGATCCTAACATCCTCCTCTTTTTTAATGACAGACGTTAAAAAGCTAAGATTGGTTAATATCGCTGGATGCATTGCATGGATTACTTATGGTTCAATTTTAGAATCAATACCGGTTATTATAACTAACGTACTAATTTTAGGAATTAATTTATATAAATTAAAAAAATGAAAAATTTAATATTACTTAGAGGATTACCTGGAAGTGGGAAATCAACAACTGCAGTGTTATTAGGGGCTGGTAGTTCCGGAACTGCTCATTTTGAAGCTGATATGTTTTTTATGAGAGATGGAGAATATAAATTCGACGTTACTCAAATCAAAGAGGCCCATAAATGGTGTCAAAGTTCGGTAGAACGCGCAATGTTTCTAGGACATAATAGTGCAATCATAGTTTCAAATACATTCACTCAAGAATGGGAAATGGAAGTTTACTATAAACTTGCTGAACAATATGGTTATCGAGTAACTTCCCTAATCGTAGAAAATCGACATGAAGGAGTTAATGTTCATGGAGTTCCTCAAGAAACCTTGGACAAAATGAAACAAAGATTTGAAATTAAACTATAATATATAGATTATGAAAAAAGCAATAATGACCTTTGAAAAATACACTACCTATTCAGAATTAGAAAAAGGCAAGTGGGGTTCTCCTGAAGAACTATTACAAGACGCTAAATTCGTAGTTTCTAGAGTCCTACCGACTAATGACGAAAAATGGATTAAAGATATTCAAGACCAATCAACAAGTGATGGTATTAAATTTCAAGTGACCCTTTCGGAAGGTGATGTTATTCACATGTTCATGACTGCTAAATGGAGAATGACAACAGATTCATGGGAATTCTATTTAAACAAAAAGAAAACTAAGGTTGCTGATTTAACAAAGACATTAGAAGGGAAATACATGTCAGAACTTGAGAAATTCTTAAAGTATGCATTTTCATATGATTTCTACGCTCAATATATTGATGATGGTAGAAAATATAAAAGTGCGACTGAAAATAATAGTATGATTGAGGCAAACTTTAAGGCATTAAGTTCTAGTGATAAAAAACTGGCAATAGAAGCATTAGAGGCAAAATTTGGTAAAGAAGAAGTGGGAAAGATATTCAAGTAAAATTGTTAATAACTTTAACATAAATTTAACAATCCAGATTTTTTAATCTGGATTTTTTTGTTTATATTTACATATCAAATTTAAACAAAACCATTATGGCAAACGGAACTTACACAGACGAAGAATTAAATCAAATGTATGCATCAGGAGTATTAACAATGGAAATGTTATTAAAAACAATATAAAGATGAAAACAAATTTAAAAGTACTAAATTTTCAAGAAGCAGACGGAGTTACTAATGGTTCATCACACAAAGGTTATATTAATGCGACTTATAGTCAATTGATAGAAACTTTAGGAGAACCTACATACGACGAACCTTCAGGAGACGACAAAGTTCAAGTAGAATGGGTCGTAGAATTTAATGATGAGATATTTACAATTTATGATTGGAAAACATTCTCAAGAAATTACACAGAAAATGAATTAACCAGATTTAATGTTGGAGGTACAACTTACGCTGGAGATTTCACAGACAAAATAGAATCATTACTTAAATAAAAAATAAGATGGAAAATCAAAATTCAGTTTGCTATGTAGGGCAAATCACAGAAATCAGACCAATTGAAGGTGCTGATAACATCGAATTAGCAATTGTTGGTGGCTGGAATGCAGTCACTAAAAAAGGTGAATTCAACCAAGGCGCTTTAGTAGCAATTGCAACTACAGATGCTGTAATTCCAGAGGAATTGTCAGATAAAATGGGAGTAACTTCATACTTGCGCAAAGGTCAAAGAGTACGTACTGTAAAATTACGTGGAGTTTATTCAGAATGTTTGATTATTCCAATCATTCATATCAAAGCATCAAGTATTAGAGAGGGTAGAGACCTAATGGATGAACTTGGTATTACTAAGTTCGAACCACCTGTAAAACAAGTGCAATTAGCGAATGGTAAAAAGATTCGTTACCAATCTAACCCGAATTTTACAGTTTACTATAAGTTTCCGAACTTAAAGAATGTTGCTGGATTATTCACAGAAGAGGATGGGGTTCAAATTACCCGTAAATTACACGGTACAAATGCACGTTTCGGTATTGTTCGTAAGAATAAACTATCGTTCTTTGATAAATTAAAGAAATTCTTTGGACTTGCTGACGAATGGATTGGTTACGAATATGTGTATGGTTCTCATAACGTGGAGAAAGGGAGTGATTCTCAGGGATTCTATTCAACTGATGTTTGGAGAACTATTGCCGAAGATTATGGTATCAAACAAAAATTATGGGAAGCTGTAAAAACTAGAGATACTGAAGAGATCGGTGGAGGATTTGTTCTATATGGAGAAATCTATGGTGCAGGAATTCAAAAGAATTACGAATATGGTTTAACCGATATCAAATTCGCTGGATTCGATATCACAATCGATGGTAGATACGCAGATACTGATTTGGCGCAATATATCATTGAAGATGTATTAGAACTACCACACGTTGAAGTACTTTATGATGGTTTATGGAATCAAGAGGTACAAGACGGTTTTGTATTTAATAATTTCATTGAAGGAACTAAAGTGCCGCATGAAGGAATTGTAATCAAACATGTTACTGGTGAAAGACAAAAAGTTGCGAAAGTAATTAATCCAGACTATTTGATTTATGGTGAAAAGAATAACGTTGGAGATTCTCACTAATGAAACTAATCATATTTAATATAGGTTATATAGGACATGGTAGCTCGAGTATTTTGAGCTACCATCCCTTTGTATGGCATGATTGCGATATTAGAACATTTTCTAAAAAATTAAGACAGAAAGGAAATATTCAAAAATTATTTAAGTGGGCTAAAGATTCATATGTTCCTCCATCAACAATCACATTATTCATAACGATTATTGAAGACGATACGGAATGGTCTTACACCATTAAAATGATTAATGTTAGAGAATACAGAGCACATTGGGAGAAAGTATATAAAAAAGAATGGAAAGATGTCAGTAGATTATAAAAAAGTCCTATTAGGAATGTTAGGCGAAAAGATTGTAGCAAAACATTTTAGAGATAATGGACATCAAGTCGATGAGTCCTTAAATGTTTTTGATTCTGAAAAGGATATGATAATTGATGGAAATAATGTTGAGGTAAAAACAAATGCACCCTTAATTTATTTTGATTCATTCTCAATTCCTAAAGGTCAATACAACAAAATTATGAATTCACATCGAGTTTATTGGGTTTCAGTTCCTTTACAGACAAAAGATGACCAATTTTCCGGCTGTATTTTTGAAATGGACCCTAAAATTGCAAAGCTACATACAATTACATGTAATTCTGGACAAACAACAATTGGTCTTAAAAGACAACAAGAAGGAATGAAAATAATTCATAGAATTGAGGACAGATCCCTTTTAAATCATCTGAGAGACCTTTCATCATCTTATTTATAAGATATATAATCTATGAAAAGAATTAAATTATTTGAACAGTTTATTGCTGAACGAAAAGATTATACTGATTTAAGTAAAATTTATCTAGCAATTGATCCACATAGTGGCCATAGATGGTGGTCTGCTGATGGATACGCTGGAGATAATTTCTTTACTCAAGTTACTCTTGAAAATTATAAAGATTTAGATATTAATCCAAATTATCCTTTATTAACGTACAATTCTAAGATTACTCAAAAGTTATTAGATGAGGGTTTAATTAAAAAGGAAAATGTATATAATTTACCTGAATTTATTAAACAGTCAGGATCTAAGGCTGAGTTTCATAAATTAATTGGTGAAGATAAAAACTTACCAAAAACTGCCCATTCACAAGAAGATGCTCTTAAAATTGGATTTCCATTAATTGGTAAACCATCAAAGGGACATTCAGGTCTTGGGATTCAAGTTTTTAAAGATCAAAAATCATGGGATTCAGCAGATCATTCAAAACTAGACATTTATTCTGAATATATTGACAAAACAACAGAACACCGATTAATTACATTTAAAGGAAATGCATTTAGCTGGATGGAAAGAGAACCAATGAATAGTAAAGCAAAAACTGGCGATGGAAAGGAAGATGAACAAATGGATTTTAGATACATTAAAAAAGACATTACGAAAATTCCACAGAAATTTATCGATCTTGTAGAAAAATTTGGAAGTATTTTTAAAGATTTACCTTTTATATGTTTTGATGTTATGGAAGATAAATCTGGAAAATTATATGTGATTGAAAGCAACAGCCAACCTGGAGTTCCCTTTGATGCAACAATACAAATATATCGACAGATCTTTAAAGATTTTTATGGTAAAGATCCAGAAGAAAAATCAGAAAAAGAATTAACAAAATTAAGTGATTATATGGACAAGAAAACAATAGAACTTGATCCAAACCGATTTAAAATAGAATAGAGAATAAATATGAGAACATTATTAACATTTGAATCATTTGTTGCAAATCAAAATATCGTTGAGACCAGAAGAGAATTAATGATTAACATTTTCAATCAATTTGATGAAATTAAACCAATCATGAATGAGGCTATATTTTTAGTAGAATCAGGTCTTTTTGATGATGGCTTTGAATCTATCAATGAAGAAAATCTTATTAATAAAATGAAAGCTAAATTTGATAGCGCGATGCAAGTTGCAAAGGCAAAAGGAAAAGAAGCTTTGACAGATGCTCAAGAAAAGATCATTAAATTAGGAGGAAATATCGGAAACGTTATTAAATTAATGGTTGAAAAACTTAAAGAATGGGTAACCTCTCTTTTTACAGCAGCAACTTCACATTTTAAATCAGCAGCTGCTTCAAAATCCGGAGAAATTAAAAAAGCAGTAGAAGGTTCTGATAAAAAGAAAATTGCAATTGAAGTAAAAAATCTTAAAGACATTGCAACAGCCACTGCAAAATGGGCAACTTCCGGATTTGTACAAGATACTACAAAAGCAGCATCTACCGCAGCAAAAGAAGATGTTAAAGAAGATGTTAAAGAAGCATTTGAATTAGCAGTTTTACAATCAATTAATGAGGCTGTTATTTCTGGAGAACTTGATTTTACTGATATGGTAGAAGAAAGCGAAGGAGGAATTCCATTTATTTCTACAATTGCTCATAAAATGCATCATATTCCGCCTTTTAGTTTATTAGACAAGGTAAAACAAGGTGCCGAAAAGATTGCAAGCGGTGTATTAAATAAATTATCTTACTATGCTAACAAATTAGCTGGAGCACCAGGACCATATGAATTTGTTGCACTAGCAGCAATTATTGGAATTATTGCCGAAGTACAATTTAAAGGGGTCGCAAAACATGCATTATTACATGCTGTTCCTGGACTTGGAATGATTGCAAGTATCATTAGTAATACAGCCATGGCTTTAGCAGTTATAGGTATTATTGAATCATTAATGGACAAAGAAGGAGAAGGTCACGACGAAAAATCACACTAATATGAAAAAAGTAAAAACATTTGAAGAATATTCAGCGAATCAGGTAAAATGCGATGAATGTGGTTGGAAATGGAGACTTGAAGAGGGCGGAGAAGACGTTTATATTTGTCACGAATGCGGACATGATAATTCACCAGAACATGTTCAAGAAGCAGAAGACAAAGAAACATCTAGAGAGGCATTAGATAATGCAGCAATTAACAAAGCTCTTGATAAAAAGGCAAAAGAATCTGGAGTTCCAATCGGAATTATTAGAGCAGTAATGCGTAGAGGAATGGGAGCTTGGAATTCTAGTCATCATCCAGGAGCTACTCAAGAACAATGGGGTTATGCTAGAGTAAATGCATTCCTTGAAAAAGGCGATGGTACTTGGCAAAAAGCAGATGCTGATTTGGCTAAAGAGGTTAGAGATGGTGGACATGACGAAAAGTTACCATATAAAGTTGAAGAGTCCCTAAATGAGGCTGAAGAAACTTATAATGACTATCCAGCTGCAGCAAAAGCAAACGCAAAGAAAGCACTTGATTGGAGAGATGAATATGGCCGCGATGAGGTAACTGCAGGTACTCCAGTTGGATGGCAGAGAGCGAATCAATTGGCAAAAGGAGAAAAGCTTTCCCGAGACGTTATTAGTAGAATGGCACAATTTAATCGACATAGAAAAAATTCAGAAATAAATCCAGAATATAAATCAACACCATGGAAAGATAATGGATATGTTGCTTGGTTAATTTGGGGTGGAGATGAAGGAGTCGATTGGGCGATTAAAAAAATAAAAGAAATCGATGAAAAAGGTTAAACTTTTCGAAGAGTTCTTAAATGAGGAAATGGTCCTTAAAGATTTAGAGGGTAAGTTTGGAATTAAGTTAGACGTATTTAATACCCCAAATTATGTCGAACTTACAAGAATTGAAATACCTAAAGAAAAAAGGGGAGAGGGAATCGGCACTGAAGTTATGGATTTGGTAATTGCATTTGCAAATGCACAAAACAAACCAATATATTTAACTCCATCAAAAGATTTTGGGGCAACATCAGTTTCACGATTAGAGAAATTTTATAAAGGTCTAGGTTTTGTAAAAAACACAGACAAGAGTTTAACAAGAAATACAATGGTAAAATACCCAAATTAATATGAAACACATTAAACTATTTGAAAACTTCTTAACGGAAGCAGAAGACGGAACAGTTACCTTAAATGTAACTATTTCTAATATTGACCAATCAACGGCAGATGATTTTTTAAAAATGTTTGCTTTTATGCATTGGTGCGGTGCTGTAGGAGCTGGTAGAAGCTTTAAAGCATATTTTGACGGAGACGGTCACTTTAGACCGAAGATTAAAGTTGAAGGTATAGATTTAAAGGATGTTGATTTAACCGGAGATTATGATGATGAAAAGGATGATACACTTGACTTAGATTTTGGAGCATAATTAATAAAAGAAATAAATATGAAAAGAATAAAATTATTTGAAGAATTCATGAACGAAGCTGAAAAACCAACTTACGATTCTAATTGTGCAATGTTATATTTTGACTTTCCACAGATGAAAGCAATTCATAAAGAAATTAGTGCAGAAGACATTTATCATGATGATAATAATGGAGGTCATGGATTAGAAACAGAACCTCACTGTACCCTATTATATGGTTTAAAACCAGATGTATCATTAGAACAAGTAAGGGAAAAGCTGGATGGATTTGATTTTGGAGAATGTCTAGCACATAATGTTTCATTATTTGAAAATAAGGATTTTGATGTACTTAAATTTGATATTAAGGGAGACAATTTACATGCAGCAAATAAATCTCTATGTGAATTACCATACTCATCAGATTATCCGGATTACCATCCACACATGACAGTTGCATACTTAAAACCTGGAAAGGGGAGTAAATATTTAAAGATTTTAAATTCACAAGAGCATTCGCTGAAACCACTACATATTGTTTATAGTATGGCAGACGGAACAAAGCACACTATGAATTTATAAAACTTTAACATAAATTTAACAATCCAGATTTTTTAGTCTGGATTTTTTTGTTTATATTTACATATCAAATTAAAACAAGATGATTAGAAATAAACAAGAAAAAACTGGAGCAATTATTATAGATCTAACAGGGCCTGATGGTAATGCATTTGTTCTTATGGCATACGCTAAACGATTTGCAACCCAATTAGGATGGAAAGATCGAGGTGCTGCCCTAATTAATGAAATGATGAATGGAGATTACGAACATCTCTTACAAGTTTTTGATAATGCATTTGGTGAATTTGTAATCCTAGAAAGATAATGGCAAAATATAAGATACCTCGACACAGAGTATTCCAAACTTTTGGAATTGTTAAAACCTTAAACGGTACCTTTATATGCCCGGGTTGGATTCCTGTTGAAGATGGTACTACCAGAGATGATGTAGAGTTCAGTGATGATATAATAATTGAACCAGTAAGTGATTCAACAGAAGTGAAGCCAGAGCCTCAAAAAGACATGGAGTTTAAGGTTCCTTCATCAAATGGAAAATCTGAATATGTTGTTAAAAGACAACGAGGCATTTGGAGCTGTAATTGTCCAGCTTCAACTTTTAGACGAGGCAATTGTAAACATATTAAAGAACTTGAAACAAAAGTCGATTCTTTAGTATAATTAAAGTAATAAGAATAACGGTCCGATAGCTCAGCTGGATAGAGCAATTCACTTCTAATGAATAGGTCGCAGGTTCGAATCCTGCTCGGATCACAATGAAACATAAGTTTCAGGATTAACTAAATAAATTTTAAAATGAAAAAAGTAATTTTCGCATTAGCTTTGGTAGCTACATTAGCAGTAGGTTGTAACAAAACAACTTCAACATCAGAAACATCAACAGATTCAACAGCAGTTCAAGTTGATTCAGTAGCAGTAGATTCAACAGTAGTTGATACTGTAAAAGTTGACACTGTAAAGTAA